ATATTGGCGACTATGCCAGAAAAACCGCTCACCTGTCCTGAGCGGAGCATGGCTCCTATAATATGTTAATGGATTGGTACTATGCCAATTCTAAGCCACTTCCCATAAATGAGGCACAATTGTACCGCGTTTGTGGTGCCGTTTGTGAACAAGAAAAAGAGAGTGTTGTTAGTGTTGTGCGTGAGTTCTTCCGACTAGAGGAAAACGGATGGGTGCATGATCGTATAGAGGAGGAGTTAGAGAAAAAGGCAGAAATCAGCCAAAAAAGACGGGAAGCAAGGGAAATTGGCGTACAAAACAAAGCACAAAAGGCTAACAAAACAGTAACAATTGTACCCACAAATGCACCTACAATTGTGAACACATCTACAACCACATCTACATATAAAGATAGTACTAAGGGGTATTTAACAGAATATGACCTTAAAGACCCCACATGGAAAGTAATCTCAGAGGAAGAAGATGATCTAGCCAACCCCGGAAATAGAAGGATGTTTTATGGCGAGGTTATTAAGCTTAGGGAAAAAGATTACAACCTGTTCGCCCGCCTAGCAGGATACGAGTTACCGCTAGAGGAAGAAAACTTTAGAGAAGAATTGAGGAGTAGGGACGGCTGGCTGGCAAGCAAAGGCAAATCATTCCAGAAAAGCTGGTTCATGAGTACAAAAAAACATATGGAGAATTTAGGAAAACCATGAAAATAGACCCCATAACCCAAGCCTACCTAGACGGGCTATACGCCGCCGCCCTGATCTGTCAGGACAAAGCCGGAGACAAAACGTCAACATACTCTCAGGCGATTATGAAATACCGCGCAACACACGAAATGAAAATGGAGATGAGGGATGAGTAACGAGACAAAAGAACGAACCAAGGAAATGCAGGGCTGGCAACCGATAGAAACCGTCCCACATGAAGGCAAATTTGATGTATGGGCAAAAACGTGGTCGCCTAAAACAGACAGATTTGCCGGATCAAGGTTTACAGACTGTTATTGGCGAAAACGGGATGAAATGGGGCAATGGCAAGAAGGAATTGTTGGTGTGGATTCTGGATTCCATCCCACTCATTGGATGCTTATTCCCGATCCCCCTAACCAATAATTAACCACAACCCCGTACACTAAACCCATGCATTATTCATATTACGGGAGACACAGCTATGAAACTGACACAGACTTTCAACAAATCCGCCATCGGAATAACGATATCGACACCAACCCCAAAATACGACACAATGGAACCATCATGATTAAAGAAGGCGATATTATCACTTTAGGCGGTCAATACCAGAAACGCACATTCTGGCAATGGATCACACGGCAACCTAAACAGCCTACGCAATTCCGCGCTGGCTTACCCGCAGAGCCTTACGGCATGACTCCGCTCATTCCGATTGACGCACCGCAGCGCAGATAGTTTGAAAATAGTTTTAAAAGCCTATTGTATTGTGTCCATAGACCACGTATAACATTCTTATCAGGGACGCAGTTCCGCCACTCGAAAGGAAACTAAAATGAGAACAATCACCGCCTACCTCTGCGCACCATACATCGCCCTCACTGGTAACGGCTTTGATCGCATCCACCGTGTGAACAACACGCTGGCAGGAATACGAGAATTATATGAAAGAGGTTTCTGGGAATACCAAGAATTAAAACGATTAAAAAGTAAATTAGCAGGCCCTGCATACCGTGAAAGAATGAGGCTGAGAAATGGATAAATATCAATCTCTTTTTGGAATGTTATGCGATTTAAATGGACCGCCAGTCATAAGCGAAATGAACGATATTATACAGACTGTTAAACGTCAATTTCTTTGGAAACCAACAACAGAATTGTTTGACCCTAGCGGGGCTTTAAAAAATCCGGTTGGACGCTCTCTCATTCTTTGGGACGATCAAAAACAAAGGATACGGACGGGAAATGACTTAACTGTATTCGGAAATTGGAAGAGATTTACGCATTATATTGATATTTTAGAATTAGGAAGACCATGACCAGCATCATTGCCATTTACCGCCGTTTTCCGACAAAGGAATCCTGCATCGAACACCTTGAAACCGTGCGCTGTAAGGGCAAACCGCATTGCCCTTACTGCAAGAGCGAACGGGTATCAAAGCACACCGAACAGGACCGCCGCAGCGCAGATAGTTTGAAAATACTTGAATTATCCTGTTGACCATAGGACAGAGATAGGGCATACTTAAATCATCAACATGGACTCAACATGGACACAGTGTTCCGCCAACAAAATGGAGATCAAAATGACAAATCTTTGGAGCAAACGTTTCACCCCCGCCGCTGGAACACATTGGAAGCTAGAGCGTGAATGTTCATTAGAAAGCGCAGCCGAATGGCGCAATGTTTTCCAAAAAGATGAACCAAACGTTTTGTTCTTTTTAAGCAAAAGAAAGCCAGCCAAATGACCCCGCTTGAATTCAAACAAATCCGCCAATCCCTCGGCTGGTCTTTAAAAGACTGCTCCCAGCATATTCTAATGGGGGAACGGCACATTCGACGTATGGAGGACGGTTCAAGACCGATCCAGCCGTACACAGCTCAACTTATGACAATGTTTAAAAACCAAGGAAACCAGAAATGATCCGCCTCACCCTGCTATTCCTCACCATCCACCTGATCGCTTGGGGGCAGTAATGCAAATAATCACTAAACCAGTATCAATCGACACATGGTCAGTCCAGTATCTATACGATTATCTGTCCGAATTACCATCAAGTCCGGTTTACGGCTTCAAACTCGACCAATATCTGAGAACTATCTAGCGTTATCGTCCCCAACGAGAAATCCCTTGCTCTTGACGGAGTGAGGGGTTTTCGTTATTGTTATGTCTACAGTAGGGCAGGGATAGAACAATATGGCAACTGTTAACGGTAGAAAAACTGGTGGAAGACAAAAGGGAACGCCTAACAAGTTCCCATCGACCATCAAGGAAATGATTATCAATGCCCTCGATAAGGCTGGCGGAGAAGAATACCTTTTACAGCAAGCCATAGCAAACCCTACAGCGTTCCTCACGCTTATCGGCAAGGTGCTTCCTACACAGATTACTGGCGACCCTATAAACCCTTTACAGGCGCATTTAACGGTCAAGTATGTCGGAAATAGTAATACCGAAGGCGTTTGAGTTTTTAAGAACTCCCAAGCGGTATAAATCAGCTTACGGCGGCAGGGGATCGTCAAAGTCTCATAGCTTTGCCAGAACATTGCTCGTCAGAGGGCTTGAACAGCCGACAAGGGTAGTCTGCGGTAGGGAAATCCAGAAATCCATCAAGGACTCTGTTCACCAGCTTTTAAGCGACATTATCCGGTCAAACGAGATATTGAACTCGCATTACGAAATCCAAGAAAGCATTATCAAAGCCAAAAACGGCTCTGACTTCAAGTTTCGCGGGCTTAAACATAATACAAGCGACCTTAAATCATTAGAGGGTACTGATATATTCTGGATCGAGGAGGCTGAAAACGTCTCTGATAATTCATATGAAATCCTTATCCCGACAATTCGTAAGCCTAATTCTGAAATTTGGGCGACATTTAACGTAAAGAACATTAGCGACCCGACATACAGGCGATTTATAACTGAGGCAGGGGATGACACTATTTCCCGCAAGGTTTCGTGGCGTGACAATCCTTTCTTTCCAGAGGTTTTGCGGCTTGAAATGGAAAAGCTCAAGGCTTCCGATGTTGAGGCATATAACCACGTCTGGGAAGGAGAGCCAGACACACGCCGCAGCGGGGCTGTATTCGCCAAGCAGCTAGCTAAAGCCAGAGATGAGGGTAGAATAACCCTTGTCCCTTACGACCCGTCCTGTGAGGTCTTTACGGCTTGGGATTTAGGCTGGGCGGATAGCACGACAATCTGGTTTGCTCAAACGGTCGGCAGGGAATTACGGATTATTGATTATTACGAATCATCCGGCGAACCTTTAAGCCATTACGTTAATATAGTTAAGGAAAAACCATATAACTACATGGCGAATGGCCACTTTCTCCCCCATGACGCGAACGCTGGCAATATCAGGGGGGATGCGGTGTCGATGCAGCTTTCCAGAATGGGTATTAAAAATCAGGTATTGGAAAATTCAAGCCTTGAGGCTGGGATTGAAATGGTTAGGCAATTATTGCCTATGTGTGTTTTTGATAATCAGAAGACAAAAGACGGGATTTTCGCGCTTGAAAGCTACGCTTACGAATGGGACGAGGATAGGAAAACATTCAAAAGCAACCCAAGGCATGACTGGTCTTCTCACGCTGCCGATGGGTTCCGTTATCTAGCTCACGCGGTTTCAAGGCTCAAAGGTTCGTCTGTAAAACCCGTTTCCTTCAAACTATCCGCCCCTATACGACAATCCTATATGGGGGTTTGACATTTTCCATTACGGGGGCTACAATACACTGTAATTTTTACGCGCCATGCTTTGTCAGGCGATATTCGGCCTTTTTTGAGCTGTGATTATTTCTTGGGAATAACATGGCCGACGATATTATCCAGATAGCAAAAGACAAGCTCAAGGCAGATCAGGATTACTGGTCTAATATTTACAATAAAGCCAAGGAAGATGCGCGGTTTCTCTCCGATGATGAATTTGCTCAATGGGACGAGGCAGACTATTCAAGCCGTGTTTCGTCCGGCAGGCCAGCCCTTACAATCGACCAGCTAGGCCAATTCGTCCACCAAGTCGCCAACGACATCCGTATCAATACCCCCACGATCAATATCATTCCGGTAGGCTTTGACAGCAAGCCAGAAATCGCAGAAACGTATAAAGGGCTTATTAAATCTATTGAGTATGCTTCTTCTGCCGACAACGCCTATGACACGGCTGT